CGATTTCAAACCTGCTGATTATAAAGATAAATTAGCTCATTTAGAAAGTACTATGCGTTGTGAGTTTCCAGCTCCACGCAAAAAGAATGATGTAGATAAAGATTATGATAATATAGAATCTTTTGTTCCCCGTATTATTACTGAAGAAGTAGCTTATAACAAGCCTGAAGAGGTAGTTTCTGCTGTTACAAAAAACATCAGATATTTCAAAGTAAAACTTGGAGATAAATCAGCAACCAGTATGGGAGTTGGTGTTTATGGAGATTATATGTTGATGAATTATCATAATTTTGTACCAAATGGTACTTTACTTATGTCAAAATCTAAAGAAGTTGCAATCAATGTTACAGTACACCACTTGGAACCATGTATGATGAGATTTCTTGGTGACGATATATGTGTGGTGAGAGTCATTGGTTGTATGTTTAAAGATATTAGAGGAACATTAGCTGATTTACCTTCATTTATGGTATCTCTAAAAGGTTACATAAACAACGTGGAAGTAAATGTGTTGGATGAAACATTACCAATCACTGTCATGCATAATTTGACAAACTATGTTGTTAAACGACCCTTAAAATATGATTTGAAAGAACATTATAAAGGATTATGCGGTTGTCCCTTGGTATTAACTATCAACAAACAAACTGTATTTGCTGGTTTGCACACTGCAGGAACAGATAGTACCATTGTTTATGCAACGAGAGTTAGTAAAAAACAGGTATTAGAAGCTATCAAAAACATAAGAGAGAATTCTTTGTTAGCTCCTGTATTCTCAGAAGGTGCATTACGTTTAGTACCAGGTACCTCTATAGGAAAAATTAGTACTAAAAGTCCTTTGTTATTTGAAGATGTTAGAGGATTGAATGTAGCGGGATCTATTGTTCCTTACAAAAATGTAACACCTCGTACCACTATTATACCAAGTCCTCTTTTGGGACATATTAAAGATCTTATAGGTGAGAATCCATATTTGCCTAATGGTGAATTAAAATATTTACCACCCATGATGAGATCTAAACGTATAAATGGTAATTTCATTTCACCAAGTAATATTTGGATGAAAAAAGTAGGTGTTGTTAAGATGCCTTTGCATGTAGAAATAATGGAGAAAACTGTTTTTCATTTGACTACTCATCTTATAGATAGATTGAGGCAAAAGGGTATTATACACCTAACACCTTATCCACTATCTGTGGCTCAAAATGGATATCCTGAGAATATTCATATTCGTGCTATGAAAAATAGTACTTCTGGTGGATTCTTACTACCTGGTAAGAAAAGTAAATATAATACACCTATATCTTATGATTTTAAAAGTGATTCTGTTGAACCTAAGTTTGAAATCGTAGAACAAGTCTTAGAGACTTATGCGTCTTACTATAAAAATGAGAATGCACATACTATTGTTGGCGCGCAAATGAAAGATGAACCTAGACCATATGACAAAGTCAAAAGTGGTAAAACTAGAATATTTGCAATGTCATCATATGACTCAACTCTTGTTCAAAGATCTATTTTGATGCCATTTTATGCTTTAATGTGTTCCGAAAGAGATTCATTTTGCACTAAAGTAGGTATAAACATGCATTCGTCAGAAGCTGACGAAATGTATCATAAACTAAAAGAGTTTTCACCCTATATAATGGAAGGAGATTATGGTGGATATGATACTAGTATGCCTGTTGGAATAGGTTTGATTACTAATAGTGTAGTGACCCAAATACTTAAGAAATTGGGCTATAATGAGAGTGCTCTTAATAAAGCAGAAGGTATACTTAGTGATAATTTATTTCCAACTGTTTGTATGGAAGGAAATGTTTTTATTGCACCAGGATTTCAACCTTCAGGTAAGTATGCTACAGCAGAAGATAATTCTCTTCGAGGATTAGTTCTTTTGTATTATGCATTCATTTGCATGTGCACACCTGATGGCATAGATCATCCTGCAAATTATACGACAGATTTCAAAGCAAGAGATTTTTTCGATTTATTGCTTCCCATTACATATGGAGATGATATGTTGTGTGGTGTAAAACCAGTCTTG